GGAAGGTAGGGTTATCGTGAGAAACGACAACCCCTCATGTTCGGCTCGACTCGTGACGGTATTAATGTCACGAGTGGCGCTAGTGCAACACAGGTCGGCGGATTCCTCCGCCAACCGAGACCAGAGTGTTATCAGGCTTTTCACCTGTCCCAATCTTTCGATCAGGGTTACCTCCTTGATTGGAGATACAGGATCCTTAGCCTAGTGACACTTTACGACAGGTTGCCCTGCCCGTTTGCCTGACTTTCGTCAAGCATAGGGTGGGCCTCAGCCATTCGCCAGGCACGGAGGAGTTCATCCTCCATGTGCACCCGGCAAATGTCTCGAGCGGCTTCGGGATCGAGAGCGGGAAGTTGGCTTTGCAGCCAAGCCCGCGCCTCGCGTTCCGATGCGTCCGAGGGGATCATGCTAAAGGCAATCGCCCGAAATACATCGGGAAACTGCTTCAGCTCATCCTTATCGGACGAGTCACTACTTGACACTACCGGGTACCTCCTGGTTCGTGATTGATGGTTTGCACCTGTCATCACGGAGAACCAGCCTCACAGCTGGGTGCCTAGACGAGATTGGTCAAGTTTCCTAAGTCGCTCAGAAGATTCTGAACGACCGGAGCGTCAACCATTTCTCGAATTGACGTGTGAACCACGTCGAACACAACGACGATCAAGAGGACGGTTTTGTAACCGACCCTCAACCGAACGTCGAGCTCGTTTGTATGATCCACGGTCAGGCGACGACGATAGTCAGTTAGGGAGCCATCTCCACCTTTCGGCGGGGTATGACCTCCATTGCTGACCTCATCGTCCTCCCTACGACTCGCCACCGAGTAGCTTGGTGACGAGCGTATTCGAAGTCGCTGTGAGCTGGGTGTTAAACCCAACCCAAATGGCGAGCGCCTCCGCTGGCGTGTACTCACCCTTACCGGGCATGTCAAAGACGGTATATACTGCCATACCGACACTGACGTTTTCCGTGGGCTTGTACACGTCCGGAGACATCTTCGAGTGATCGAACCGCAGGACTCGCCTGCGCCGCTTCCCGTAGGAATGCGACGCGGTGAGCTTGTACAACCCATCCCCCGACGTGTACTCCGACTCGTCCTCGCCCACACTTGTTCGTGGGAGAGGCGTTGTCACGGTACTTATCGTGATGGTTTGCGGATCGGCAAATGACATAGGCACACACTCCTAGGGAGCCGGGTCTCGGCCCCCCATTGGCGTTTGAACGCAGCACTAGTGACTACAGTCACCACTTGGTAATACCAAGCGATGCTGCAATGGCCAGCTGTTTCGGACTAAGTCCGTTCCAGGTAAGGCCGAACCCAAAGGGGGATGCCCGCCGCCGTGTCTTCGTCTCACTGACCAAAGACACTTGTGTCGGTCTGTTGCCCGAACGAAACATGCTCGGACCAACAGGAGTATAGGTAATTCTGGAGTATTTATACTCCATCATATACCCATACTGCATCACCAGGCCATCGTTGATCCAATCCGAGAGGTTGGCGATTACATCGCCAACATTCGTGAACCAATCAACGGCCCAACTCCAGGGTGCGAGGTTCCAGATTGTTTCTGGAGTCAGCTGTAAGCCAAATATCTTCTTGGCTTGGTGCTTAAACGTAGCATCGACCCACCCCTGTGAGGGGGCAGGTACGAAGTACGTAAATGCACCACTAAACCACTGACGAGTTCCCACTTCGGTGAGGAAACTCACGTACGCATCCTGAGGAGCCGGCGTAACATACAGGGCAGCATTGTCGAACGGGGCATATGCCGCGTTACCGACAAGCTGCTTACTGCTGCTAACCGACTCCACTGGTGGAAACTCATATCTCCGACGAACCAATCGACCTCGGTCGCGCTCCCACTGCTGAATAGCAGTGTCGAACGCAGCCACGGCACGAGCAAACTTGCTTATGTCGTTGGCGATTGGGGCCCAACCGTATTCGGCTTCTAGAAAATCCTTCGCCGGCCGTTTTAAGGCCTGCTCGGTTTTCAG